GAATGCCTTTGATCCAATATACCAGTTTGAACGAGCATTAGGTGAGCTTACGGGCGCACCTTTTGTTGTTATGACAGATTCATGTACACATGCACTAGAACTGTGTCTACGTTACGACAAGGTAAAAAGGTGTCGTTTTACGGCATTTACCTACCTTAGTGTGCCAATGACCATGCATAAATTAGGCATTTCATATGGTTTAGTGCCCGATAATGAATGGGTTGGAGAATATCCTATACTTGGTACACGGATATGGGATAGTGCAAGATTACTACGTACAGGTATGTATCGTAGTGGACAGATGCAGTGTTTGAGCTTTGGCTACAGCAAGCCGCTAGAGATTGGTCGTGGTGGCGCTATCCTATTAGATGATCAACGGGTATATGAGTCATTAATACGTCAACGTAGCGATGGTAGAGACCTAAGGATAACACCGTGGGAATCACAAAAAGTATTTGAAGTTGGGTATCACTATCGCCCAACTATAGAAGAAGCCGAACAAGCACTAGAAAAATTACCCTCAGTAGATCAATCACCTAAATACTATGAATATCCGGACCTACGTGAAATTATTATCAAATAGTTTGACACCGCCTAAATAATAGTGTTATACTAATTTATCAATCGCCAATATCCACTGGCTTAACATAGGAGCAGTAAATGTCAGAAATTAAATATACCCACGTACCACCACTACACCAAACCCTACGTGCAAGCATGAAAGCTTCAGGAAAACGCTTTTGGGCTGGCGACAACGTTAGTGAATATATTAACGAATCAACAGTCGATCATTTAATCGACGAAGCCACATTGGCTTTTGAAGGAGTGCTAGATGCACTACTAATTGACCGTGAAAATGATCCTAACAGTAAAGGTACAGCACGTAGACTTGCTAAGATGTACTATCATGAAATTATGGCAGGTAGATATGATCCGGCGCCAGATGCAACTGCATTTCCAAATGATAGCACGGATCGCTATGAAGGTATGCTAGTGGTACGTAGTGAACTGCGTAGTATGTGTAGTCATCATCATCAACCAGTTAAAGGTGTAGCCTATATTGGTATTATTGCTGCACAAAAACTAATTGGACTTAGTAAGTATACACGTATCGCGCAATGGTGTGCTACACGTGGCACATTACAAGAAGAATTATGTAATGATATTTCAAGAGAGATTATGAAGGCTACGGGCAGTAATGATGTTGCTGTATATATTCAAGCAACACATGGTTGCTGTGAGAATCGTGGTATTTTAGCACATAGCTCGCTCACACAAACTACAGTACTCAAAGGTGCATTTAATAATGACCCAGGTACTAAACAAGAATTCTTTGATAATGTAAAACTTCAACAACAGTTTGCACCACGATGAGACCATTGACACATTTAGGGGTTGGCCCTAACAGCGTTGACTATAAACTATATGAAGAAAATGAAGCACTCTACGACGAGTTGTCTGAACGAGGTGATGTTATATTAGACGAAGCGTATAAAATCTTTATGGGTGATCATGCAGAACCTCCCCAATTGACTCGTGATGAATTAAACAAAAAATACGAAGAAAAACTTAGAAGAAAATCTAGGTTAGCTGAGTTACGTGCGCCAAAAGAAATTTTAGATTATGAAGATAGTGTGATTGTTGAGTTATATCAGCAACTTCAAAATAAGAAATATGCGTCGCTGAGTGATCCGGTGTACAAAAAGTACAAGGATACCTATGATAAACGCGATAGAGAATGGCACAAGTCTGCCATCCTCAAAGGATTGTTAGCAGAAATATATGCGTACAACGAAGCAAAATATAATGAGTATAAAGGAATTTCCAATGAAATGGTTAGATAGTTTTATACAACGTTGTTATAATCGTGCTCGTGAGCGTGATGAACTTATTGAAGTTGATGATTGGGATGAACCAAAACGTAGTCGTCGTGGGCGCCTTGATAAAGGAGGACCTATAAGTTCCGGTACACGCAGAGTAGAGCATAACTATGATGATGACAGTGTTATTACTTTTAAAATCTACGGCGCTAATGGTGGTAAGATTGTAGAAACATCACGCTGGGATGAAAAGAAAGATAACGAAAGTATCAGGCGTTATGTCATTGACGAGAACGCAGATATGGCAGAAAGTTTAAGTAAGATTGTTACTATGGAGTATATGCGCTAATATAGCGGTTGACTTTTCTGTAAATTAGTGTATAATGTGTATACGCTTAACCCTCAAAGGATGTGTATGAAACGTACTATATTATCGTTATTGCTAGCGGCATCGGTTGGTGCTAATGCCGAAACGTTAAACTTAACTCCCTATAACACCAGCGAATATACCGCTGACACTATTGCCAAAGGCAAAACTGGTGACGATTTTCTCAAAGAGATCAATGCCAGTTCCGCATGGGCACGTGGTTATACAGGTAAAGGTAGTTTAATTCTTATTATCGATAGTGGTATTAACGCCAACCATCGAGAGTTTGCAGGTAGTATATTTGCTACTCGAGACTTTATCAAAAGTAAAAATGGCATAGTTGATGTACAGGGACATGGTACTGGACTTGCTGGCATTGCCGCAGGTAATTGGGATGGTATTGGTATGGCTGGTGTTGCACCAGATGCACAATTGGCTATTGCTAAAGTAACAGATAATACTGCGTTTAACTTTACTCAGGCACGTAATGCATTAAAATGGGGCAGCGATCTTGGTGCAATTGTAGCTAACATCTCAGCAAACTATACCTATGATGCGGCATATCTTAAAAATATGTATAGGTTAAGTGACGGCGTAACCTGGGCCAACAAAGATCCGAGATACGTTGGTAGATTTTTTATGAATGAAAATCCTAACACCTGGGCCGCAGCATTAAGTCCTAACATGGTATTAGTCAACAGTGCCGGTAATAGCGGACGAGCTTATGCAGAGCAACCGGGTACGTTGGCCACAGCCACAGATGCTAACGGTAAGTTAATTCTAGGCGGTCGCGTTATTATTGCAGGTGCATGGGACGTTGATAAGGATGCTGTTGCTGGTTATAGTAACCGAGCAGGCAGTATATGTCGGAGTGTAGTTAACGGACAGTGTAAGGATCTATATCGGGTAAGTGATTTCTATATCTTAGCGCCAGGTAATGCGTTCACAGCAAGTAAGACTGGTGATGCATATAATATACAAACAGGCACTAGCCAAGCGGCGGCTGTAGTATCTGGCAGTGTTGCAGTTATCAATCAAATGTGGCCGACTATGAAGGCTGAAAATATTGTTAAACTGTTAATGGTAACGGCTAATAAGAATATTGCAGGTTATAATAAAGAAATACACGGTCAAGGCCTACTTGACTTAGAACGTGCCACTCGACCTGTGGGTGCATTAGGCATTCCCACTACTGGCAGGGTTAATAAGATTGCATTGTCGGGCGGGTTCAGTACCAATACATCCAGCGGGTTAACAGCAATCAGCAGTAAATTAAGCAGTGTTATGGTTACTGATGATTTTGAACGTGATTACTATGTTGACATGAGCAAGGCCGCAAATACAAAACGTGCTAGAGCCGACTTTAACCCAAATACCAAAGCTAACTTCTACGAGGAATTTAATCCGTATAATAAGTTAAACTTTTACACAGCTAATGCCAAACTACAGTCTGGCGAATACGACTTTAAGTTCAGTGCCAACGATGTTGCGTCTTTAGGCCTAGCTGAAATTGGTAAGACTACCAAGTTAAATGACAGGGCTAACGTGCGTGTTGGTTTTGGTATGTTAAATGAACAAAACACTTGGGTAGGTAATAGTATTAGTGGTGCGTTAGGACAAGTACAGAGTAGTTTTACTACATTTTCTAACTTCACTGGACATTATGACCTAAATAAACATATGAGTGCATTTGGTAGTGTTTGGTTAGGACAAACCGAAACTAATATGCAGTCCACTGGGTTGATTACTAATGTAAGTGCAACTCAAAGCTACAGTTGGAATGTTGGATTAGATTGGTCGCAAGATGCACACAGCTACGGTGCTACCTTAAGTCAACCAGTTACAGTCTATCAAGGCACGGTTAATGTGGATATACCAACAGGATATAATGCCAACGGTACTGTTAATTATTCTAAGGAAAAAGTTAGCATTACTCCATCTGTAAATGAATACGATGTTGGCGCATACTACAAATATCGCACTGCATCAATGAACGTAATTGCCTACGGTGAACACCAAATGAATTACCTAAACCAAAGTGGTGTATCAAACAACGTAGTTGGGCTAAGTTTAGTCAAGGCATTTTAATAAGGAAGTAAAGAACTATGGATATTAATAAAAAGTATTATGATTATGTACACGTTCATGAGATGGTTAATGATATCTCATTTAAAATGTATAAAGATAATTGGCGTCCAGACTACATTGTTGGTCTTACTCGTGGAGGGCTAATACCTGCTGTTATCATGAGTAATACATTAGGTATTCCTATGGAAACACTTAAGGTTAGTCTACGCGACAGTGATAACGGTCCAGAAAGTAATTTATGGATGGCAGAAGATGCATACAATGGTAAAAACATTCTTATTGTAGATGACATTAACGATACTGGTGCTACGTTAGATTGGATTACTAACGATTGGCAAAATAGCTGCCATCCATCCGATGCACACTGGTTGCAAGTTTGGGGGAATAATGTTAAAATAGCTGTATTAGTTGATAATTTGTCTAGTAAATTTAGTCGCTGTGTTGATTACTGTGCAGTATCTATCAATAAAGCAGAAAAAGATGTTTGGATTGTTTACCCTTGGGAAAGATAATGAAATTAAAAGTCAGTGAGATATTTTATAGTGCGCAAGGTGAAGGACGCTTTATTGGTGTCCCGTCGTTGTTTCTACGTACATTTGGCTGTAACTTTACCTGCGGCGGCTTTGGTATGCCACGTGGTGAGATTAGTACAGAACGTAATGTAGTTAAAGTTGAGCAGTACAAAACCTACAACGACCTGCCACTTGTTAATACAGGCTGTGATAGCTATGCTAGTTGGGATCCACGCTTTAAAAGTTTAAGTCCATTGTTATCCATAGACGAAACAGTCAAGCAGATGCTAGATGTTGTGCCCAATAACAATTGGCAACAGGCTAATGGCAACAACGTACATTTAGTTATAACAGGTGGTGAGCCACTATTAGGATGGCAACGGTCATTTCCTAAGTTGTTAGCACATGATGACATGTTTAACTTGCTTAACTTAACATTTGAAACAAATGGCACCCAGGCATTGCATGATGACTTTGCCGCATACTTGAAACTATGGAAAAGACAAGCACGTGAAATTACATTTAGTGTAAGTCCAAAGTTAAGTGCTAGCGGTGAAACTTGGGAAGATGCTATTAAACCTGAGATTGTAGCAAGCTATGAAAAGGTTGGTACAACTTATCTCAAGTTTGTTATCGAAACGCCCAATGACTTTGATGAAGTTGATCGTGCTGTGGCAGCATACAGGGCTGCAGGCTTTACAGGCGTAGTTTATGTTATGCCAGTTGGTGGTGTTGTTAGTGTGTATGATGGTAACAAGTTTCATATAGCAGACGAAGCAATGCTACGCGGTTATTATTACAGCCCAAGATTACATGTTGATCTTTGGGGCAACAGTTGGGGGAAATAGTATGTGGAATAAAATTAAAAATGTATTAACAAATATAGCTCAGCCTGAAACAGGTAAGATTGCGCCTATAACCGAAGGCAAGAAACGTACACAGGTTAAAACACCCAAGGTTGCTAGTGCAGATCCAGCGGCTATTAAACCTAAAAAGCCACGTGCTAGTAAAAAGAAAGTAGTAGAAGATCCAGACAAAAAACTTGCTACTAAAAATGGCGAACCTTGGGTAAAGATATTAAGTATGGATTTAGATCCCGATGATCCAGGTAATGGTGCATTTGAATTAGATTGGAATGATAAATTTGTAGCCAACTTAATACGTGCAGGCTATCAAGGTCGAACAGATGCTGATATTGTAGATAATTGGTTCAAAGCAATATGTCGCAATGTAATCACAGAATCATACGAACAAGATCAAGCCGATCCATCAAAACGCAATGAACGTAGACGTGATCTGGGCAATGGTAGAACGGAAGTAAGTTGATAGTATATGTAAACGGTGACAGCCACAGTGCAGGAGCAGAAGCGGCCAATGCATACTGTTTTTTATCCGATGATCCAGCTATGGGTTGGGATCATTATGACCGTACGCAGACTGCAGCTGGTAGGGTTCCACACCCCGATAATGTCAAAGTTAGTTATGGGCAACGAATAGCAGATCAATACAATGCTACCCTTGTCTGTCAAGCCGAAAGTGGCAGTAGCAATCAACGTATGCTACGAACAACCTACGAATATTTAGAAACCAATCCTAATCCAGATTTAATAATAATCGGTTGGGCAACTTGGGAACGCGAAGAGTTTTTCATTGATGGATATTGGCATCAGTTTAGCGCAAACATGTCCACCGATGGATTGTCCGATGATGCAGTACTAGCTTATAAGCATTGGGTATTGGATAGACATAGTGTACAACAATACTGTGATCAAGCTCAAGAAGCAATATGGAATTTGCATCAGCGATTAGTTGCTGAAAGCATACCACATTTATTCTTTAATACCTTTAGTGGGTTGACTACTTCTACCCAATTGTCATGGTGTAATTCATATTATGAACCATACACCCATGCTGGTTCATTTTTTAATTTATTAAAATCACAGGGTTACACACCTGTTACCCCAACAAGTTATCATTATGGTGCAGATGCACATCAAGCATGGGCAAATCACTTGACAAAAATCATAAATGAAAGTATAATAACTACATGAGATACTTAATCGTAGATGCAGCAAACACATTTTTCCGTGCTAGACACAGCGCACATAGACAAAGCGATACCTGGGATAAGTTAGGCTTTGCTATACACGTTACCCTAGCATCAATTAACAAAGCATGGCGCGATCAAAAAGCAGACCACGTTATCGTGTGTCTAGAAGGTCGTAGTTGGCGCAAAGACTTTTATACTCCGTATAAAGCCAATCGCGCTGTGGCACGTGCTGCCAAGACTGAAGCAGAACAAGAAGAAGAGCAAATGTTCTGGGACGCTTTTGACGCTATGAAGACGTTCTTAGCTGAACGGACTAATTGCACTGTATTACAACATGCTAACTTAGAAGCAGATGACTTGGTAGCAGGGTGGATACAAACACATCCAACTGACCATCACACTATTGTGTCAAGTGACACGGACTTTTATCAATTATTAAGTGATAACGTTAATCAATACAACGGTATTAGTGATGAATTACACACCCTTACCGGTATATACGATAAGAAAGGTAAACTTGTTATAGACAAGAAAACTAAAGAACCTAAAAAGATTCCAGATCCTAAGTTCATCTTATTTGAAAAATGTGTACGTGGCGACCCTACTGATAATATCTTTAGTGCGTATCCCGGTGTACGTACTAAAGGCACTAAGAACAAAGTAGGTCTAGAAGAAGCGTTTGGTGACAAAGACAAACAAGGTTATGCTTGGAATAACCTAATGCTACAACGTTGGACTGATCATAACGGTGATGAGCATCGTGTGCTAGATGACTACAATCGTAACGTTACGTTAGTAGACTTAGCAGCACAGCCTAAAGAGTATAAACTTATGATAGAAGAAACTATCAAAGCTAATGCAACTGCACTTAATCGTCCTATGGTAGGTGCGCAGTTCTTAAAGTTCTGCGGCAAGTATGACCTAGTTAAACTAAGCGACAATGCCAGCAACATGGCAGAATGGATGTGTGCTAGTTATCCTGCGCAAGCAGTAACATTGTATCATTTAATTAATTAGAAAGTAAATTTTGATAGATAAATCACAGAAGTTTTTAGCACTAGACTTAGAATTAAACCAACCCAGTGGTAAGATCATTCAGGTTGGTATTGCCATTGGCAGTGCCAATGATAAGTTTGAAAATTACATAACTAAGAAATGGTATATCGATCCAAACGAGCCGATTGATCAATTTATTATCGATTTGACTGGTATTACTGATCACGATATTAGATTAAACTGTGTAAGTCATGCTACAGTTGCACGTGAACTCAGTGACTTAATCAAACAACATAACACTTGGATCAACCCAATCACTTGGGGTGGCGGTGACAGTAGAGAACTGTTAGATGAGTTCTGTAAAAATTATGCAGACTTTCCACACTTCGGTCGTCGTTGGATTGATTGTAAAACGTTCTATACGTTTATGATGTTTGCACGTGGCAAGAATCCTAGTGGCGGGCTTGCTAGTGCTATGGGCACGTTTAAACTAC